AATCGCATCTGATACAGATTCTGTTTATCTTTGTCTTAATAATTTGGTGTTGAAGGTATTCCCCAACACAGGTCTTTTTGATAATAAACCAGTTTCTCGACCAGCAACCAAGACGGTCGTAGACTTCTTGGACAAGTCAGCAGAACAGGCAATCATTCCCTTCATTGAGAAGAAGTTTGCTGAACTCGCACTCACAATGAATGCCTATGAGAATAAAATGCAGATGGGTCGAGAGGTTATTGCAGACAAGGGAATATGGACTGCCAAGAAAAGATATATGTTGAATGTGTGGGATTCCGAAGGTGTACGATATACCGAACCGAAACTCAAGATCATGGGAATCGAAACGACTCGCTCCTCGACTCCAGAGTTTGTTCGCAAGCATCTCAAGAGTGCCATCAATATTACCATGAATGGCACAGAGCAGGATATGATTGACTTTGTTGAGAAGTGTCGTAAGGAATTCTACGCACTGCCTCCAGAGGATATTGCATTTCCTCGTAGCGTAAATGGTATGGACAAATATACGGATCGTGGTACAATTTATCGCAAGTCAACTCCGATTGCGGTAAAGGGTGCGCTGATCTATAATCATTATCTTGATAAGTTCAAGATCGGAAAGAAATACAAGAAGATTATCGAAGGTGATAAGATTAAATTTCTCATGCTCAAGAAACCAAATCCTCTTGGTGGATCTGTTGGAGAAGATCAGGTTATTTCTTTTCCAAATGTTCTTCCAAAGGAATTTAAACTTGAGGGATATATTGATTATAAAATTCAATTCGAGAAATCTTTTATTGATCCCCTGACCGCCATTCTAGATACTATTGGTTGGTCAACTGAAAAGAAAAATACATTAGAAAACCTATTTGGTTGAAAGGAATATTATGAGTGATTTTCTATCGTCATTGGTGAAGACTTCGGGAAACAAATATGCATCTTTAGTTTCTGACGGATTGGAGGGAAGTGATGTACATGGATTTGTTGATACTGGTTGTTATATGCTCAATGGTCTTTTGTCTGCTTCTCTATATGGAGGACTACCGAACAACAAGATCCTTGCCCTCGCTGGTGAATCTTCTACTGGTAAGACTTATTTTACTTTGGGTATCGTTTCAAAGTTTCTGCGAGATAATCCTGATGCTGTTGTTCTTTACTTTGATTCAGAGCAAGCAGTGACTTCGGACATGTTCAAGAATCGTGGAATTGATCCGAAGCGTATTGCAGTTTTTCCAGTATCTACCGTAGAGGAATTTCGGCATCAAGCAATCACGATTGTTGATAAGTATCTTGAACTTCCAAAGGAAGATCGCAAACCAACGATGATTGTTCTTGATTCTCTTGGCATGTTGTCGACATCCAAAGAAATGAACGACACTGCTGAAGGCAAGGAAACACGCGACATGACTCGCGCACAGATCGTGAAGTCGACCTTCCGTGTTCTTACAGTGAAACTTGGTATCGCAAAGATTCCAATGATCATGACCAATCATACTTATCAAGTCGTTGGTGCTTATGTTCCAATGTCTGAGATGGGTGGTGGTACTGGTCTTAAGTATGCAGCATCGACTATTGTCTATCTTTCAAAGAAAAAGGATAAGAATTCCGATGGTGAAGTCGTAGGCAATATCATTCATTGCAAACTTTACAAGGGTCGTTTCACCAAGGAAAATAAACAGATTGATGTTCGTCTAAATTATGACAGCGGTCTTGATCCATATTATGGTCTTGTTGATATTGCTGTAAGTTCTGGAATTTTCAAGAAGAATTCAACACGCATTGAACTTCCCGATGGTTCAAAGATATTTGAAAAGACCATTTATGATAATCCTGAAAAGTATTTCACAAAGGATGTTCTTGATCAACTAGACAAAGCAGTGTATAATGAATTCAGTTATGGTGGAGAACCCACCGAGGATTCAGATGACTGATGTTGAAAAACTAATTCTTCACAATCTTCTCAAAAATGAAACATACGCACGAAAAGTTACTCCCTTTCTCAAGAGGGAGTATTTTCATGATCGTGGATTGAGATTTGTTTTTGAGACTATTCATGAGTTTATTATAAAGTATAACAATCTTCCAACAAAGGAAGCGATCTATATCATTCTTGATAAGAACAAGAGTATCAATCAAGAAGAGATGAAGCGCATCACAAATTATGTCGAGGAGATTTCCAACTCCAAGGATAATGTTGACTTCGAATGGTTGATGACTGAGACTGAAACTTTCTGTAAGGATAAGGCAGTATACAATGCGATCATGGAATCGATTCAGATCATCGACGGAAAGACTCAACAGTCTCAGGGATCTATTCCTGATATTCTATCCAAGGCATTGGCAGTATCTTTCGATGTCCATATTGGTCACGATTATATCGAAGATTATGAGAAGCGATATGATTTTTACCATACGGTGGAGAAACGAATCCCATTCGATCTTGATGGATTCAATCAGATCACAAATGGTGGAACTCCTGCAAAGACCTTGAACATCGTAATGGCAGGAACAGGTGTTGGTAAGTCGTTGTTCCTTTGCCATCATGCTGCAAATTGTCTCAAGAAGAATTGCAATGTTCTCTACATCACCTGTGAGATGGCAGAGGAAAGAATTGCAGAACGCATCGATGCCAATCTTCTTGATGTCACTTTGGACAATCTTCGCGAACTTCCAAAGACAGTATACGAGAAGAAGATTCAGAATCTCAGTGCTGGTGTTCAAGGTAAACTCATCATCAAGGAATATCCAACAGCGACAGCAAATGTGAATCACTTCAGATTCCTGTTGGATGAACTTTGGTTGAAGCGTAAGTTTAAGCCAGATGTAATCTTCATTGATTATCTTAACATTTGTGGATCAGCAAGAGTCAAGAGCGGAAACAATGTAAATTCCTATACTTACATCAAGTCCATCGCAGAAGAGATTCGTGGTCTGGCAGTTGAATACAATGTTCCAATCTTCAGTGCTACACAGACTACTCGCTCTGGTTATTCAAGCACCGATGTTGGTCTTGAGGATACTTCCGAGTCTTTCGGTCTTCCCGCAACTGCGGACTTTATGTTTGCTTTGATCTCGACTGAAGAACTTGCTGAACTTAATCAGATCATGGTGAAGCAATTGAAGAATCGTTACAATGATACGGCAACGAATCGTAAGTTCTTGTTGAATATCAATCGTGCCAAGATGAAGGTTTCTGATATTCAGCAACAGCATACAAATCTTGTTGCTATTCCTGCTGCTCCACCACAGAAGCAAAAGGGTCAGAAGTTTGAAGACTGGAATTTCTAATGTCATCGTATCTTGATCGCAAATATATCAATTTGGTTTCTAGTTCCCTTGAGAAGTTTAAATGGAAGAAGGTGAATCTTGCTAACTGCCGTTGTGTCTTTTGTGGCGATTCCGAAACAAATAAGAACAAAGCGAGAGGTTATTTCTTCAGCAATAAAGATAGTTATTTTTATAAGTGTCATAACTGCGGGGTTTCATATAATGTGTACAAGTTTCTTGAAGTAATCTCTCCTGCTTTGTTCAAACAATATTGTCTTGAGAAGTTTGCCGATAAGAACCAGAAGATTGAAGAGACAAAGGAAGAATTTAAACCTCCTGTATTTTCTTCAAAACCATCATACGATGAGATCTCTGATCTTCCAGCAGACCATGAAGCAATCAAGTTTCTCAAGTCAAGAAGAATTCCAAAGTCTGAGTGGAAGCGATTTGGATATACCAAGCACTTTGCGCAATTTGCAAAATCAGTAAATGAATCTTATGAATTGATCGATGATGAGCGAATCCTGATTCCGATCTATGACGAACACAATCAATTCATTGGAGCACAAGGTAGATCTTTTGGAAATAATAAACCAAAATATATTACCTTAAAGACCGACGAAAATATTCGATTGATTTATGGAGTTGAGAAAATTGATAAGAGCAAACCAATCTTTGTTGTGGAGGGTCCGATTGACAGTCTGTTCCTTCCCAACTCCATCGCTTGCTTGGGTGTAGGAAATTTTCTAGAGGTCAGGGAAAAGTTTCAGAACCAGAATCTGATCTTTGTCGTGGATAATGAACCAAGAAATAAGGCAGTGGTTGAGGTTCTTAATAAACTTATAGAAAATAAAGAGAAAGTGTGTGTTTTCCCCGATACGGTGAAAGAAAAGGATATAAATGATATGGTGTTGAATGGAATCGATGTTTGTGATATCATTGACACTCACA